TAATAACAAGCAATATTACGAATGTAATATTGTATTAATTTCATGTAGATCGTTTCAGTCAGACGGAACTATTTCTAGCTCCGTCGTCTTAAAGATAAACTTCATGTGAGTCTTATCCAGCAATGACATTGGAAGTAGGTATTTATTATACTGCTACACAATGGGCTCTGACCTTTCCCAACCTACGTCGACATCTATTACAGAAACTTGCAAAAAGTGCAAGTATCCTGCATTATACCTCTCGCTTCGTTCCTGTTGCTAAAGAGTTTTTATGTGTAATGTGCAGTTTTTCGATTGACAGCAATCAATCTATATCAACTAGTGAGCCCAATTTGTTTGGTGGCTTCCGCACTCTGGTGCGTCAATCAATATGTACGAGTGTCCTTCTCAGGGGACCTTTTTCTCAGCGGTATTTGCAAACTGGCCCGCTAACCTTATGTGCTGTATTGACTTGCCTTAGAGATTTTTTTTAAGATGTTCTTTGAGAATAGTTGATCCGCCAACTCTAACATTGATAATACCATTATAGTATTCATCTGTTTCGAGTACTCTACGTTCAAACTGTTCACGGGCCTCTAAGTAACTTGCTATGCCTCTGCTCGGACAAAAATGTAATATTTCACGTGTGAAATTTTCTGTGCCTAACTCTAAAACGTCTGCGTTAAGTCTATCACTGGATCCCCAATAGTCTCTCCAGTCACTTTCTTTAGTGCTACGTCTTTTATTCTTCTTGCCTTTGAGCGGTGGTTTAGTTACTTTAAACTTTGCTAGTTTTTTGCCTACGTACATCATGCCATTGGATAAATTTGTTATCAAGTATACAAATGCTTCACAACCTTCCGGAAGTTCGTCTAGTTGTTTACCCTGATAAGTCCAATGCATAACATACTTATTTTGCCTTTTGCTTCTCAGCTGCCTTCTTGGCTGCATAAGCTATGTGTATTTCTTCTTGCCTTAATTTTGCTAATCGCCTAATCTCACGCAACCATTTTCTACTTGCTAGGTGTGTTCGATGAGACAAACGAGACTCAAAATTCTCGTTTACCTTAAAATATTCTAAGTAAGCCTTAGTTAATTGATCGTGTATGTCGTCTTCAATCATAATAAACTGCCTCCAACTTTATTGGATCACTACCACTTGCAAATGCTGCAAGTTTAGTATAACAGTCGCCGCCTACTCCTTTTAACAATGCTCTTTCTAGTTGAGCATGTGTATACGTTAGTTTATGATTAATCTGTTTTACAATCATATTTGTTTCAGTATCGTTATTTCTTGTTTGTACTGCAATGATCCCTTGACCGATAGCAGGAACAATTGAAATTTTCGTCCATTCTCTTTCTATGCCCATCGCAATAAGCCCGGCCTCTGCTATTATTATAGCATCATACTCGCCGTTGTCAAGTTTATTAAGCCGTGAGTCTACGTTTCCTCTAATAGGTTTAACGTTGATGTTTAGATCTTTATATAATTGTTCTATCTGTGCCTTACGCCTCGGGCTACTAGTTCCGATGGTACATCCTTCAAACACTTTTCCAATCATTACATCGTGCGGGCTATTGCGTTTAAGAACAGCAGAAATTATAAGCCCAGGAGTTTCTTCACCAGGCATATCTTTTAAACTATGAACAGCAATGTCAATTTTATTTTCAAGTAATGCAGTTTCAATTGCACTACAGAACACGCCCTTGCCACCAATTTCATGTATTGGAACATCGTGTTTAATATCACCTTCTGTTAATATTATAACAACCTCTGTGTCACACGGAAGTGCATCGCATACACTCTTTGCGTATGCTAATGCAAGTTTACTTCCTCTTGCTCCTACCCTAAGCAAAATGACTCCTAACTTTATCTACAAAGTATTTTACATTTGCTGTAGGCGTTGTTTTGCCAATGCCGTGACCTAATCCACAGACCCAACCAGTAGTGTTGACATCGGTTAACTGTTCTAACCACTTGTCAAGTTCATAATGGAATAGTTTAGATTCTAAAAGTAAATGATGTTCGTCAAAGTTGCCTTGTACAAATCCGTTAGTGTGTGTCTTTAAAGTTTTTACCAAGTCACATGTAGTATCAATACCTATACCTGCCCACTCTATCTTTTTTACTTTAGCTAAACTGTCCTTAGGTAATCCACGAGTGTAATACCCCACGTTGCCTATGTTTGCAATTGATGCTATCATTGGCAAATAGTGATTGTCGTAATAGTTCTTACTAATATTTTCTAATCCGCTGTCAAATATCATAACAACTTCGGCACCGGCAGTCTTTTGTGCTCTAATACTATCCTTTAGCAACGGAATAATTACAGTTCTTAAAAACATAGTTTTAAATTCTGCACTAACTTTATTATTTCCTAACGCATAGTTTAAAATACTCCATGGTCCGCCGACAAATCCAATTAGACTTTTATTATTTGGAAGAATGTCTCTAGTGCGTTGAAGTGCAATACTTTGAAACTCGATATGTTTCATAGCTTTATCAACATCAGTATACTGTTGCCAGTTGTCTTCATTGAGATGAGTTTCAAATTTAGGACCTGGATCAAACGTTAACGGAAGTCCTAGTCCTTCTAAGTGCCAAAGGATGTCACTAAACAATATTGCTACGTCAAAATCAAATTCATTAATAGGCAATAGTGCTACTTGTGCTGCTATTTGCGGAAGTTTGCACATCTGTTCAAAGTTGTACTTTTCTTTTAGCGCCATATAAGATGGTTGATATCTACCAGCTTGTCGCATCATCCAGATAGGAGGACACGACTGCTTAACTCTATTAATTGCGTTATTAAAATTTAAATTTGTCATTCTACAATATCAATATCGTTTTCGTAACTTGTAAATCCGTTTTCTTTCACAACACGCATAACATAACTAACCCTTCCAATAAGTTCATCTTTGTGCGAGATAAGGAATACATTCTTATCACCTTCACGGCCCATTTTCTTAAGAACGCTTAATGAACTTTCGACACCAGCAGTATCCATACCACTGTCGATTAGTTCGTCAATAAACAACAAGTTAATCTTTTGATATAGGCTTTCCCAAACATCGCGGAATGCAAAGCTCATACCTAAGATAAGTCTGTTGCGTTCACCACGACTCAAGTTATCAAAGTCTAGATCTTGTCCTAGTTGAGTAATCTCAACATTCAAATCATTCTGGAACACAACTTGATGCGGCAATCCTAGTTTGTCGAGATAATATGTAAGCCTATTGTTCAAGTACGCTAGGTTTTGATCAATGATCTTCTTACGAATAAAACTATCTTTGTTTGTAAGTAGCTTTAGCAAGAACTCTTGATGCTCTTTGAACGTAGTAAGATTGTTTACAGGTGACCAATCAATTTCTTGCATAGCAGTTGACAACAATTCATCAATCTGTGCTTGGTAAGGATCGTTTTCATTTTGTTTTGTATCAAATGCTTGTTTCAAACTATCAACGTTCTTACGATGCTCATATGCTTCTTTAGCACTTTCATAGAAAGTATTAGGCTTTCCGTTGATGTCACCAATGTCACCTAGATCTTTAAACACAGCAGTTAGCTTTGTCCTAATTTCTAAATGGTAAGTGTCTGCATCCTGTAGCTCTTTCATCTTCTTGTCGAGAATTTCTTGTTTCTTGTCTGCATGCAGCGGCTGATTACAGGTATAACAGGTAGCATCCTCAAGATTTAAGATGTCTTTTTCAACCTTTTCAACACTAGCCTTTGCACGTAACTGTGCAGTCTCTAATGTGCTTTTCTCTTTATTAAGAGCCAAAATAGCAGTATTGTGTTGAGTCCAGTTAGACAATTTTTCATGTGCTTCGAGTTCGGCATCAATGTGTAAATGCTCTAGTTCTGTAATACCGTGCTGCAATTTAGCACAATCCTGCTCCTTTTTAGCAAGCCACGCACGTTGAGTACGACCTAAACTATCAATAGTTGATTGGATCTTTTCGTTTGCACCTTGAATAGCATTAATTTTTAGTGTTTCGTTTGTAATAGCATCTTTAGTTTGACGAGTTTGCTCTTTAAGAGCTTCGGCCTTCTCACTAAGGATAGTAATACCCAACAACTGCTCAATGATAGCACGTTGATCATTAACACGCATGCTCAAGAACGGCTCAGTGTAGGTGTTAAGTGCAACAATGTGCTTGAACATGTCATGCGACATATCCAGCAAGTCATTAATGTACTCTTGTGTCTTACGACTATCCCCTTGCGACTCGTCAGTCATTTCTTGTTCTTGCTCGTCCACAAAGAACTTGAGTACATTAGGACTACGACCACGCTCGACGCGATAATCAATACCGTTCTTTTCAAAATGCAGTGTAACCAACATACCTTTTGAGTTTGTCTTGTTGATTAAGTTGTTGCGTTTGATATTCGTAAGTGCTTGTCCGTATAGTGCATAGGACAATGCGTTAATGATAGTAGTTTTACCTGTACCATTGCGGCTTCCGCTGTCATCTCCACCTTGATCTAAGTTTTCACCTAGTACAAGTGTTAGTTGTTCGCGATTAAAGTTTACAGCCTGGGTCTGATTGCCCACGCTCATAAAGTTTTTTACTGTAAGGTCTTTAATTCTAATCATAATTCGCTATAAATGTCCAATAATGTTTTCTTGTTGAAGTTATCTGAGTCAATTGCAGCGATTTCGCCAGCAACAATTTGATCTACACTTTCAAACTGTGCAATGTCTAATTGAGTACTAATATCTTCTAGTGACTTTTGTGGAATCAAACTAATTTCACGACAGTTGTATTGAGTAATGAATGTTTCCTTAATGAAACTTGCTTCTTCAAATGTAATTGGCAGGTCTAAGTTAACACGCAAATACATATTGGGCTTAATAAACGTAGTTTGCTCGTCAATAAGTTTGCTAAGTTTAACTGTACGATACTTTGGACATTCGGGCCAGTTAATATACTGTGGTTCCTTATCGTTTTCACGATCGAGTACCATCATACCACGGTCATCGTCCCATGTATCAGCATAGTTGTGCGGAAATGCATTACCGATGTAATGCACTGCACCTTGTTGTTGACGTTTGTGGAAGTGTCCGCTAAAAACATACTTCTGATTAACAAAATCTTCTGCACGTAGCTCACCATGATCGGGCATTTGTACCATTGCGTTCATAAAAAACGTAGGAAGTTCAAAGTGACCAAATATATACTTGCTTTTTAGATGTTTTAGCTTTTTCCACTCGTCGCCTACTAGCCAAGGAACAATAGTTACATCGTCTATGGTGGTAATTTCGTCAACAAATGTAATACCTGGAATGTGTTTAGCAAACGCAGTTGAATTAACTGTACGCTTGTCTTTATAATACAAGTCGTGGTTGCCATCAAAGAAGAAAAACTGCTCAAAAGCAGCACCTAGCTTTTCCATACTACGAATAGTTGCATCCATGGTAGTAAGATTCAAACTATTCCTGTTGTGATGCCAGTCGCCGCAGAAGATTCCGGTTTCACATCCGTTAGCTTTTGCATTTTCGATGAACCAATCGACAAAATCTTCACAATCTTGATTGTGAACCTTTGAATTGCCTTTCAATCCAAAGTGAATGTCTGTAAAGACTGCTGCTTTTTTAAACAAATCAAGTTATCCTTTAGGTTATACTCTTTTTTATTATATAATAGATATTACGCTTTGTCAAGAGATTATTTGTTACCTAGTTCTGTTTCTCTACGTTGTTGTGCTTCCCACTCGCCTTGATTTTGTCGTGTAAAGCTAGGATTCATGTTGTTCATTTCTAAAATGTCATCACGAATGTTTTGATTACGCTTTTCGATGTTGATAACACGAACAAAACTGTTAGTAACTGCTGCTGTGTAGTATGCAAACGGATTATCAGACTTAGACTCGTCAAATTGTAAACCAATCTGTGCTAACTGTAGGATAGCTTGTCCACGCATTTCATCGTTATAGGTGTATCCACGTACATTACCGCGAGTAGCATACCGATCACAAAGTTTCATCCACATAAGAGCAAGTTTATTTGTGGCCTTACCGCCGCTTAAATTAAAATGCCCGTTTTCCATGCCACCCGACCAATGGCTTTTGCCTACACACATTAGATTGTCTTCTTCATCGAACCTAAAATGTTGGAAAGGTGGAAAGTTTAGTTTTACTTTGTGATCGGCAACAGTCTTTGGTGTCTTTTTGCGACCTAGCTCGTCTGGAACATGCTCAAATGTCATAATACGAAACACTAGATCTTTCTTTTCAATTTTTCTATAATCAATCTCGCACTCGGCAAGTTTAATTTTCTCACCTGCTAGTTTACGGGTTTCAAAATTTAAGTG